CATGTGGTTCGACAAGCCCAAGGCTGAGCCCGGCAAAAACACGCCCGACGGACCGACCGTGGCAGGCCTTGCCGTTGGCGCTGTGCGCAACCACGCGGTCATCCACCTTGACGTCATCGGGGTGGGTGCCAGCCCCTACGACTTCCTGGTCGAGGCAAACCAGGACGTCATCGGCGTGAACGTCAGCGAGGCCAGCGTGGCGCGCGACCGCAGTGGGCGGCTGAGCTTCTACAACCTGCGCAGCCAGCTGTGGTGGCAGATGCGCGAGGCGCTGGAGCCTGCAGCCAACACCGGCATCGCACTGCCCCCAGACCCGCGCCTGCTGGCGGATCTCTGCGCGCCTACCTGGTCGCTTAAGACAGGCAAGGTCTACGTCGAGAGCAGGGAAGAGATCGAGACGCGCATCGGGCGGTCGCCCGACTGGGGCACCGCTGCGGTGCTCGCGTTGATGGACACGCCGAAGCGCAAGCGAACCCTTGCGCTGATGGCGGGGCCGCGCTCCGGGTACGCCGATTACGACCCGCTCAGCGCGCCCGGTATGCGGCCAAACCAAGGGGGTGAATATGATCCATTCAGACTTGCAAATCACTGAAGAGCCCATTGCCGGGCTGATCGAGACCGAACTGTGGCCCTTGCTGATCGAGCACCGCGAAGAACTGACGACGGACAAGGGCCTGATGATCCTTGCGCCGAACGTCGAGGCGTACCGGCAAGCCGAGGAAGCCGGCACGCTGTTCGCGCTGGTGGCGCGCTGCGACGGGCGCATCGTCGGCTACTCGGTGAACTTCCTGGGGCAACACCTGCACTACTCGGGCTTGACCGTCGCGCAGAACGACGTGCTGTTCGTGACGCGTTCGGCCAGGGCCACGACCGGCTTGCGCTTGCTGACAGCTACCCGCAAGGCGGCGGCAGCGCACGGCGCGCAGGTGATGACCTGGCACGCGAAGCCAGGCACAGCGCTGGAAGCCATTTTGCGCAAGCGCGAAACCTGCCGAGTGCAGGACATCGTGTTCACTGAAAGGGTCTGAACGTGGGATGGCAAGCAGTGGGCGCAGCGATAGCCGCATACGGGGCTGCAAGTAACGCGGACTCGCAGCGTAAGGCCGACCACCGCATCAGCGATCAAGGCGCCATTCCGCCGCCGCAGGCCAGCAAAGCGCCGACAGCCTCGACCGTGATAAACGGCCAGGTTGGCGCCGGCCAGGCCGGCGGCTCGCCCGGCGTGGCCCAGACCTTCCTGACCGGCCCGGGCGGCATCGACCCGTCGCTGCTCAAGCTGGGCAAGACCACCTTGCTGGGGGGCTGATGGCCGCGTTCAAGCGCTCGGACTACCTGAACCGTTGGGGCCAGCTCAAGACCGAGCGCTCCACCTGGTTCTACCACTGGTCTGAGATCACGACCTACCTGCTGCCGCGCAACGGGCGCTACTTCGTCCAGGACCGCAACAAGGGCTGGCGCCGGCACAACACGATCTACGACCGCACCGCCACCGGCGCGCTCAAGACGTTGGGCGCCGGGATGATGGCCGGCATGACGAGCCCGGCCAGGCCCTGGCTGAAGTTCGCCACCCGCGACCGCGACTTGATGCGCAGCCAGCCTGTGCGCCTGTGGTGCAACACGGTCACGAACATCGTGTTGACCATCTTCAGCAAGGGCAACACTTACCGCGCGCTGCACGAGGTCTACAAGGAACTCGGCGCCTTCGGCACGGCCGCCACGGTGGTGCTGGACGACTTCCACGACGTCATGCGCCACTACACGCTGACCGCCGGCGAATACTGCATCGCCCAGGACTGGCGCGGCGAGACCTGCACGCTTTACCGTGAGTTCCAGAAGACGGTCGGCGAGATCGTGAAGGAGTTCGGCCGCGACAACGTGAGCAGCACCGTTCGCAACCTCTTCGACCGCGGCGCGCTCGATCAGTGGGTGACGCTCGTGCAGGCGATCGAGCCGCGCGAGGATCGGGACTACACGAAGCGCGACTCGCTCAACATGCCCTGGACCTCGTGCTACTTCGAGGTGGCCGGCGACCCGGACAAGCCCCTGCGCGAGGGCGGCTTTAAGGACTTCCCCGCGCTGGCGCCGCGCTGGGACGTGGCCGGCGGCGACATCTACGGCAACAGCCCGGGAATGGAAGCGCTGGGCGACATCAAGGGCCTGCAGCACCAGCAGCTGCGCAAGAGCCAGGGCATCGACTACATGACGAAGCCCCCGCTGCAGCTGCCGACCAGCATGAAGAACCGCGAGGTGGACGCGCTGCCCGGCGGTATCAGCTTCCTCGACAACACGGGGCAGCCGGCCACACGCAATCTGTTTCAGGTGCAGCTGGATCTCAGCCACATGCAGATGTCCATCCAGGACACCCGCCAGCTGATCAACAGCGCGTTCTACGCCGACCTGTTCCTGATGCTGGCCAACAGCACGAACCCCAACATGACGGCGACCGAGGTGGCCGAGCGCCACGAAGAGAAACTACTGATGCTGGGCCCGGTGCTGGAACGCATGAACGACGAGCTGCTGAACCCGCTCGTCGAGGGTGCGTTCCACCGTGCACTGGCGGCCGGCATGATCCCGCCGCCGCCGCCCGAAATGCACGGCATGCCGCTGGACATCGAGTACGTCAGCATGCTGGCCCAGGCCCAGCGCGCGATCGGTTCCAACAGCATCGACCGCTTCGTCGGCAACCTGGGCGCGGTGGCGCAGTTCAAGCCGCAGGTGCTGGACAAGTTCGACGAGGACGAATGGGCCGACGCCTACAGCGACATGCTTGGTGTGGACCCGGCGCTGATCGTCGCCAGCGACAAGGTGGCTGTCGTCCGCAAGCAGCGCGCGGCGCAAGCCCAGGCCGCGCAGCAGGCGGCGATCAACAACCAGCGCGCCGACACCGCGCAGAAGCTGGCGCAGGTGCCGACACAAGGCGGCGGCAGCAATGCAGCCAACGACATCATTTCGCAGCTTTCCGGCTACTCTTCCCCTTCCCCTGAACAAGTTGGCATTGCGGCCGGACCCGGCCAGTAGGAGATCCCATGCTCAAAGTTTCCCGCACCCTGCTGTCGCAACGCGGCCTCGGCTCCGGCAACGGCTTCATCCAGCCGCAGGAGTACAGCGGCCTGGCTGTCACGCCCGCTGACGGCACGGACCTGCCCGGCGGCGCGACGATCGGCTTGCTGGCCACCGGCGCCGGCAACATCAACGTCAACCTGGAAGGCGGCGGCACTGCGGTGCTGACCGGCCTGTCCGCCGGCCAGGTTCTCGACATCGCGGTGACGCGCGTGCTGGCCACCAGCACGACGGCCACCGGCATCGTCGCCCTCTACCGGTAAAGCGCCATGGCCACCGTTGCCTTCACCGCCAACGCGCTGGCACCCCTGACGCACGGCATCTACACCTGGACCCCGCTCACGACCACGAACACCGACGGTGCACCCGTCGGCTTCGCGGGCAACGCTGCGACGATCCAGGCCAACGGCACGTTCGGCGTCGGCGGCACCGTGGTGCTGCAGGGCTCGAACGATGGCGCGCTGTGGACCACGCTCACCGACCTGGGTGGCGCGGCCATCAGCTTCACTGCGGCGGGCCTGAAGAGCGTGCGCGAGGCGCCACCATTCATGCGCCCCTTCGTGACCGGCGGTGACGGCACGACCAGCCTGACGCTGATCATCGCCCTGCGCCGCCAGCTGGTGAACGCGTGAGCTACACCGTGCCCGGGTGCTACACCACGAACGGCCAGCCCGTCGTGGTCACCGATCGTTCGGTGGTCATCGTGCCGCCGTTCGAGGGGCGCGCCTGGCCGACGCCTGCTCAGGCAGCCGCGAACGTCGTGGCGGCCATCGCTGCGCTCACCCCGCAACCGAGCATCAAGTGAGGTGACACTGTGAGCGGCTACCTCATGCGGGAGACCGCGGACCTGTTCGACCAGATCACGGGTGCGTGGGTTGGCGTCATCGACCTGAAGGGCCGTGAACAGCTGCTGGACAGCGTGGTCTACACCGGCCCCTGGGCCGGCCGCCCGTCGCCAGCGTCCAGCGGCGCCGGCGCGCAGATGGTGACAACGGACGTCGGCCCGGGGCGCACTTGGTGGTGGAGCGACGGCACTTACTGGCGCCCGCTCAACGGCCGTGTCTTGATCTCGAACCAGTTCGGCACGAACGCGGCGCCGATAGCCACCATCACCGGCAACGGCCTGGGCCAGACCGCCGCGCTGCCAGTTATCCCGGTCATCCCCGCCAACATGCTGATCCCTGGCGCGATCATCGGCAACTACTCGCGCGCAGTGAAGTCTGGCGCTGTGGCGGGGGTCTCCTACTTGGGCCCCGGGGTTGGCCCGGCACAGAACCCCGGTGGCGCTTTGGCGCCGATCCTGCTCGGCAACTCGCTGCCGATCAACGCCAACGCCGTGGGGCAGGGCGCAGCCTTCGCGCAGGTGCTGTCGACCACCGTCTGCCAGTCGCCGAGCTACAGTGGCTTCGCCGGCGCGGCGGCCGGTTACGGCGAGGCCGCGATCGATCTGACGGTGCCGAACTATGTCAACTTCCAGGTCAACAACTCCCTGGTCGCCGGCGACTCGCTCGCCATCGTGACCTTCACCACCTGGCTGGAATTCTGATGCCTGTCACCAAACCCGCCGATCAGGTCACCGACGCCGACCGCCCCTTCGTCTGCGCCCGTGGCAACGCCGACGGCACCGTGACGCTGTACTACCCTGGCGACACGATCCCGCCGTTCCCGACACCCACGGCTGCCGAC